TCTCCGATGCCTCTAAATAAATTAGAAAATTTTATAAAGAATAGTGAAGGACGCATTCTTTATGTAAACCCAAATGACCTTGATGCTACTGATGGTATTGAGAATCAAGGAAACTCGTTAACAAAACCTTTCAAAACGATTCAAAGAGCACTCATTGAATCTGCTAGATTCTCATATCTGAAAGGTAATGATAATGATATAGTAGAGAAAACAACTATATTATTATTTCCAGGTGAGCACCTTATAGACAATAGACCAGGATTTGGTATAAAGGATGTTAATGGAACTGCTACAGCAATTAGTCCTAGTAGTGCAGAATCTGGAGCACAGAACACTCTTACATTAACTCTTAATTCTAATTTTGATTTAACGCAAGAAAATAATATACTTTACAAATATAACAGTACAGAAGGTGGTGTTATAGTTCCAAGAGGAACATCAATTGTTGGACTAGATTTAAGAAAGACGAAGATAAGACCTAAGTATGTTCCTAATCCTACTGATAATGATGTAAAGGGTACTGCAATCTTTAGGGTTACTGGTGCTTGTTATTTCTGGCAGTTCTCTCTTTTTGATGGAGATGATTCAACTTTAGTATATACAGATCCTACTAATTTCTCAACTAGTAATCAATCAAAACCAATATTTTCTCACCATAAACTAACTTGTTTTGAGTATGCTGATGGTATTAATAAGTTAGATAAGTTTGGTGGATTAACTGATTTAGATGTTTACTACAGTAAATTATCTAATGCTTACAATAGAGCATCTATTAGAGATATTGATGAGAAGTTTCCAGTTGCTACACAGGGATTTGCAAAACAGAGACCTGAGTATGAAATAGTTGGTGCTTTTTCTTCAGACCGTATTCAGATACAGAATATTATTTCTGGTGATGGTAATACTGCTGGTCAAGTAGTTACAGTAACTACTGCAGTTCCGCACCAATTAAGTGGTGATACACCAATTAAAATTGAGGGTGTAAATGAATTAGCATATAATATTTCAACAAAAGTTCAAAATGTTTTAAATGAAACTCAATTTACATATTTACTTCCATATGTTCCACCCAACCTGAAAGCAGGTCCTTCTGGTGGATTAAGTGCTGGTAGTGCTGAAGTTAGTGTAGAAGTTGATACTGTAACTGGTGCATCACCTTATATCTTTAACTGTTCATTAAGATCAGTTCTTGGTATGCAAGGTATGAAGGCTGATGGTGCAAAAGCAACTGGATTTAGATCTATGGTTGTTGCACAGTTTACTGGTATATCACTACAGAAAGATGATCGTGCGTTTGTAAAATATAATCCTAATAGTAGATCTTATGATGGTATTACATATCAGAAACAAACTGGTGAGTTATTATCATCTGAAGCATCTTCATTAAATGCTGCTACCGTTTATCATTTAGATAAGGATGCTGTTTATAGAGATGGATGGAAGACTGCACATATTTCAATTACTAATGATGCTATTCTTCAGATAGTTTCTGTGTTTGCTATTGGTTATCATATTCACTTCTTAGGTAAATCTGGTGGTGACGCATCAATTACAAACTCTAACTCTAACTTCGGTCAGTTTGCTCTTGCTGCTGGTGGATTTAAGAAAGAATCATTTGCAAAGGATAATAAAGGTTATATTACATCTGTTATTACACCAAAAGCAGTTGTTAGTCCAGAATCTGTAATTGATTTAACTCAACTTGATACTTCTGTAAACCAAAATTATAAAGCTGCTGATAGTTCACCTTGGACTGATAGTAAATCTAAACTATTCATGTTGGGGCAGACTAATGGAAATCTTAAACCAACTGATATTGCACAAGGATTTAGAATAGGTTCAAGATTTAATGAAAAGATTTACGTAGATTTGGCAAATGGTACTAAAACGGAAGCTATCATTTCTATGTCTAAGAAGACAGGTACTACTACAGTTAACGGTGTAGAGTATGATGTAACTTCAACAGTAGATATTACTTCTGAAAAAGCATATGAGGGTGTTCATAATGATACCACTCAAGGAAGTGCATCTTTAGTTCATAAATTAACATTATCACAACCAAGTGGTAATCCACATGATTTAAACAATGGTGAGTCTATAAGGATTATTGCTGAAAGTGGTGATCTTCCAGAAGGAATAGATCCTCATAGAAAGTATTATGCAATTACTTCTGAAAAGAATGGAACTAGACAGGATAGTATTCAATTAAGTCAGTTTGAAATTCAGATTGCTTCATCTAAAACAAATGCTGAAAGGACAACTCCTGCATATATTAAATCTGTTTCAAATCCTGCTGCTGGTAAATTAAAAGTTATTAGTAGAGTTTCTGATAAGAAACCAGGTGAATTGGGACACCCAATGCAATTTGATGGTGTACAACAAAATTGGTTTACACACGTTAGTGTTAATAATAATACTATATGGGATAATTTTGCAGATTTAGACGCTAATGATGAGGATATTCCATACATCTTAAGGAGAACTGATGATAGGAGTTTAGATGATAAACTCTATAAGATCAGATATGTAATTCCAAAAGAATTAGAAAATGCTAGAGATCCTAACGATAGTTTCATTATTCAAGATTCTAGTTCTACTAATGTAAGATTTGATGCTGATTTTACTAGGACTTCAATTGGATCGACTGATTATGATTATAATAGGAATTTAAGATTCATTTCTCATCTTGATTATAATAGTACCACTAAGATTGTTACTATTAGATCTGATAAATCTCATAATTTAAATGCAGGTGAACAGATTGTTTTTAAAAATATAACTGATACCATTAATACAAGTGGTGCAGCAAATAAAGGATATAATGGAACATTCCTTGTTAATAGTATTATTAATGATAAAACATTTACTTATAAAACAACTGATGTTTTAGGTAATGTTCGTAATGTAGGAACTTATAATAATGATACTAATGTTAGGAATACTGGATTACCTAGATTTGAGAGGAATGATAACAAAGAGAATCTATTTGTTTATAGAACAGAAACAATCCTACCGTATGTTGAAGGATCGCAAGATGGTGTTTTCCACTTGTATGTTCTGAATAGTAATAATGCTATAGAAGAAGAATTTACAACTGCAAAATACAATCAGAATGTTGTTAACCTTTATCCTCAATTAGATCGAGATAATGTAAATGACAATCCAGAGGAAGCAACTAGTTATGCTAAGAGATTTCCTATTGGTGATGTAGTTACTAATGATCTTAAAAAGAGTATTACTAGAGAAACAACTAATAAGTTATTGAATAGCTTTGGAATTTCAAATACTATTAGTGATATATCTGATAATACTACAACTGCTGTTCTAACATTTACAAAAGAACATGATCTAAATGGTTTAAAGTATGGTGGAACTTTACAAGGTGGATCTGGACATACTGATGGTACATATTATAATGTAAAATTATTTGATGATGCATCTGCACCATCTTCTGCTGTTTGGAAAGGTGCTACTGCTAAAGTTGTTGTTAGTGGTGGATCAGTTACTGAATATGAGATAACAGAATCAGGATCTGGGTATAAGAGTACATTATCTCCATTATATTTTGATTCATCACTTACAGATCAAGGTGGTATTGGTGGTGCTCCCCAAGCAAACATTGCTATTTCTGATGTTAATATTAGTTTAGCAACTAATAATTATGTTCAGGTAACTGGTATTAGTACAGGAACTGACAATTATTTCAGAATTAATGATGTTAATGATATTAATAAGATTAATATTAATAAAACTGCAAGTGAGGTTATTCTTGAAGGACAGAGTGTTGTTAGTTTAGGTGAGGTAGTTGAAATAACTGGAACTCCTACTCACGTAGGATCTACAAAAGTTACTACATTCAGTGCTACAAAGGCACATGGATTATCTGAAGGAAATGCTATTAGAATCTTAAATGCTTCTGATTCTAATCTTGGAGACTTTATTGTAGAATCTGTTATTGATGTAGATACATTTACTGCAGTTACTAGCACTACAGGAATATCATCTCCAAAATATATTCTTAAGCATGGATTATCTGCCAATAATGCACAATCTGGAAAGGATGGGGAGAGATTAGGAACAAGAGGATTATCATTCTATGATAATGAATCTTTAATCTTAAATCAACCAGTTACTACTCAAGATGAATTTAAGGTTACTTTATCTGATGGAACTACAACTGCTGCATCTATTCAAGCAAGATTCCCATTAGGATCATTTATCCAAATTGATAGTGAAATAATGAGGATTGTCGATGAAACTATCGGTAATCAAACTACAATTAAGGTTATTCGTGGTGCATTAGGTACTATTGTTGATAATCACGTTATTAATTCTCAGATTAAGAAGATTAAACCACTTCCTGTTGAATTAAGAAGACCTTCTATACTTCGTGCATCTGGTCATACCTTTGAATATCTTGGTTATGGTCCAGGTAACTACTCAACTGGTTTACCTCAAGTTCAACTTAAGACTCTAACTGAAAGGGAAGAATTCTTATCACAATCACAAGAAATGTCTTGTGGTACTGTTGTTTACACAGGTATGAATGATAAGGGTGATTTCTATATTGGAAACACTAAGATTTCATCTGACTCTGGTGAACAAATAACATTTGATATACCAGTTCCAACTGTAACAGGTGAAGATCCAAGTACACTCAGTGTTGTATTTGATGAAGTAATTATTAAAGATAGATTATTGGTTGAAGGTGGTGCATCTAAACAAATACTATCTCAGTTTAATGGTCCAGTTACATTCAATGGAAATGTAAGATTCAATAAGGATCTTAGAATTACTAAGAAATTAATCGTTGATGGTGAAAGTAGATTTACCAATGGAACAGAAGCTACATCTGCATGTGGTGGAGTGCCATCTGGTGGTGTAATTATTGAAGGTGGTATTTCTATAGGTAATAAGTTATCTACCTCACAAAGAGCAATAAGTGTTCTTGAGGGTAATGTTAGTTTATGTAATACTACTGACAGTACAGGTGTTGATTCGGGATCTTTCATTACAGATGGTGGAGCTGGATTTGCTAAAAATGTGTATATTGGTGGTATTTTAGATGTTACTTCTAATATCAATGCTGATGGTGGTTTACATTTACCTGATAATGACGTTTTAACTGCTGGTGCAACTGCTTCCAATTCTCATTTTGCTATATGGCACAATGTCACTGTAGGTGGTACACGTACCAATATTATCAGAGATAATACTTCTTCTAGCATATACATTCAGAGTGATTCTAATGTTGAGATAACCAACAAATCTAATACTGAGCAAGGTTTAATTTACACTGCTGGAGCAGGTATTCAATTAAGACATCAAGGTCAACTAAGACTTGAAACTAACTCTAGTGGAATTAAAGTACATGATGATATAGAAGCTATAGGTGATATTACTGCATTCTTAGCTTCTGATAGAAGGTTAAAGGATAATATAACACCTATTCCTAATGCTCTTAAAAAGGTTCTTTCAATTAGTGGTAATACATTTGATTGGAATGGAGCATCTAAGAATGAAGGTAAAGGAGACACTGGTGTAATTGCTCAAGAGATTGAAGCATTAGATTTACCTGGTGTAACTACTATTAGAGATGATGGTACACACGCTGTTGCTTATGAAAAACTTGTTCCTCTCTTAATAGAAGCAATTAAGGAATTGAATTCTAAAGTTGATGCTTTTCATTCATAATAAATAACTAAAAAATTAGTATATAAATGGCTAATATCAAGAAGGCATTCAATTTCCGAAATGGTGTCCAGGTTGATGATGACAATCTGATTGTAAATGCAAACGGCTTGGTTGGAGTGGGTACTACCGTTCCGACTGAGGCTTTGGATGTCCGAGGTAAAGTCAAAGTAATTCAAGATCCAAATGTTGCTGGATCTGGTGTAGTTAATGCCACAACAGGTATTATTACATCTTTAACAGTAACAGATACTTTAATTGTAAATTCAAGTAATATAAGTTCTGGACAAGTTGGTGAAGGTGTTGCTATAGGATCTCCTTCTGGAATTATAACTGCTACTGCTTCTGGTATTGTTACTTATTTTGGAGATGGTTCTAGTTTAGATGGTTTACCAACATCTCAATGGGATAATGTTGATGTTGGGTTAGGATATACAAGCATATATGCGAGGGGTAACGTAGGTGTGGGGACTGTAGATCCTCGATTTACCCTCCAAGTTGGTGGAAATAATGGTTTAACTCTTGTTGATGGTGTAGGAATTAATTCTACAGGTGGTATAGTAGCAACTGGTGTTGTTACTGCTACTACTTTCAAAGGAAATGTTGATGGAGATATATCTAGTGGTTTATCTACTATTATTCAACTAGAAAACACAAATACAAATACTGTAGGTGTTGTAACTGCTGGATCTGGATTTGTTGGTGATTTAACAGGTAATGTTACTTCTGGTAATAGTGATCTTGGTGTTGCAATTGCATCTAGCCTTGATGTTAGTGGTAGTGTAACTGGTATTGCATTTACTGGTCCTTTATCTGGTAATGTTAATGGTAATGTTACTGGAGATCTTACAGGTGATGTTACTAGTGGTTTATCATCTATTACTAGATTAGAGACTACTTATATTAATTCTTCAACAACAACTGGTGTTGTTACAACAGGAAGAGTTGTTGCTACAAGTGCTAATTTAGGAATTTCAACTGCTTCTACTTTTAATGTATCTGGTAAGTTGGGTGTGGGTATTAATGCACCCGAACATAATGTAGAAGTTTATAGTGCAGGTATATCTTCTGTAACTGTTATCGGACAAAGAAATTCAGTATTATCTCTCTGCCAAAGAATTCCACCTACTACTGGTGTAGGTGATAGTATGGGTGGTATTAGATTTGGTAATGAAGCTAAATCTTTTGATATATTTAATGGTGATACTGGTAATATTAATCAGTATTTGCATCTAGGTGCTTTTGTTGGTGTTAATACTGGAAATTATAACTGGTATCATAGATCAACTACCAACTTGATGACTCTTACTTATGATGGTAAATTAGGTATAGGTAAGTCTCAACCAGATTCAAAACTGGACGTAGTTGGTGTATCATCGTTTACAGGAAATGTTTCTGTAATTGGAGATTTAGAGGTTACTGGTGCTTTCACTGGAACTGCTTCTATTCCTGATATTATAAATGGATCTAATATTAACACTATTTCTGGTATTTCAACCTTTAATAAGTTAAATGTTGCAGGTAGTGTTGGTTTATCTACTTTAGCAATAGGTGTTGCTCTTGCAGATACTAAAGCGGATATTGATGCAAGAGGAAGTACTGCACTAATCAGTAGAGTTGCTATTGGATCTTCAATAGAAAATATTGGTGATAGTAATGTATTGGTAGGTGGTCCTGCAAACTTTGCTTCTGGTATAGGTATTAACACATCTCTTACTGGAATAACATCTATACGTGTTGCTGATACTCCGATTGATATTGGAGCATCAAATATTACTCTTGATCGTTCAAATCTTATCTTAGAGAATACTTCTGGAATTATATTAAAAGGTGAAGGTAATGTTGGTTCTGGTATAGCAAATCCTAGAGCAGCAGTTGACTTTGGTGATGCTGGAAATATTTTAGGTAGATATGTAATTTTACCAAGAGTAACTACTACTGAAAGAGGTAATCTTACCAATATAACTAGTACTGGAGTTGAAGCTGGAGCATTGATTTTCAATACTTCAACTAATAAGTTCCAAGGTTATACTGGAAGTACTTGGGTTGATCTACACTAAAGGGAATCATTAATGGCAAGAAAGAATTATCAGGTAATTGCTAAGGATGCTGCTTCTTGGCAGAGGATACATAATGATTTAACTTCTATAACATTTAATACGACCAATGTCCCAGATAGACCTTGTTTATGTAAGAATGAAACAAAACATAGTGAAACTAGAGGAACATATCAACTTTCTGTTTCAGAAGTAGAAGAATTACGGAAAAATTCAGATGTTGCAGCAGTATTTGTAGATCCTAATTATCATCCAGATACGGATAAGTATGAATGTACTCCTTTTTCTTTAAGGTTTGGTAAGAATGTAAAGAATTATAGAACTCTTTTTAGTGTTGCAAATAATGAATATACTGAGGTTGCTAGTTCTTTAATGTCCATTACTGGACAACTTAATCAAGGAACCACTAACTGGGTTCTGGTGAAAAATGCACATTCAGGAACTGCTGCAATGAACTATTGGCAGTCTATGGGATTTCCTTTGATATATGATTATGGTGTATATCCGTCTGCTCCAACAAATGCCTCTGATCCAGATCCTTTAAGAAATGCAACTCAAACTGGAGCTAATCTAGTTACTATTTCAAATACAGGATATTATGAATTAGAAGTAGCTTGTGATGGGGAATATGGTGCTGTATGGACTGATAATTATCCAAAAGTGCCATTAATAACTACTGATGATTTAACGAAAAACACTGATGATCTTCCTTCTACATTTCCAGATAATGTATGGGGTAAAGATAGAAAAGATCCTAGAAATCAAGGAATTGGATATAGAATTATTCAATTAGGTAAATTAAATGCAGGGACTATTACTATTAATTTTGAAGTAAGAAATGGTAATATGTCCAGTGGGGCAGAAACTTGGGATCGTAATCCTGGTTGTATTGCTTGGAAGTTGAGATTTCTAGGTAATATGAATATAAGAGAATTAGGTGGTGGTGGAAATGCTGGAGCAAGTACGTTTGTTACTCATATTCCACAAGATAATCCTACTTCTGCTGATCAGAATAGAACTGGATATCAAATTTTAAGATGTGCTGAAGGAACATCAACTAATCCTTGGTCAGATACTAGAACACAAATAAGTCAAGATATTTCATATACAAATGATGGAACTGATGTAGATTGTATTATATTGGATAATGGTGTTTGGACTGGTCATCCAGAATTTGTCACCGATGATGAAGATCCACAACATTATATTACTGGAAATGTTTTATCTAGACATAGTAGATCTGGTGTATTAGATATACTATTGGATGCTCCATACTATCTTGATCCTGAGTATTTTAACGCAAATGCTTCATATTTAGAGACTCGTTGGGATGGAACTAGAGTTCCAACTGAAAATGCAGCAAGAGCATGGTGGTCTAGTGCTTCTAATAGATCTAATAATTTCACTGATTTTGGTAGTATTACAGTTCCTAGTGGTTATAGTAGAGCAAGGCATTGTGGAACAGATTCTGTCCCACCAACAAATAATAGTTCAGTTAGAGCTGGTGGTGATCATGGAACACCTTGTGCTTCATTAATGTATGGTAAGAATTATGGATGGGCATTTAATTCTAACAAATGGACTCTTTCATATCCATTAGGACAGTTGGATGCTCCTGCTGATGATGCTTGTCTTGATGCTATAAAAGTATTTCACCAATATAAACCAACCAATCCAAAACATGGAACAAAAGATCCTACAGTAACAAATTGCAGTTTTGGAACTGGTTCTATGCTTGGTAGAATAAACTTTGATAAGACTAGTTACGGAAAATATCAATTCCAACCTTCAGGAAATTCTTGGAACTCTGCAAATGACGTAACTTATGATCAAGCAGATTATAATGATAATAGTTTACCTTTTAATGAATGGGGAAGCCAACCTGATTTTATGAGACCAAGAGTTATGGGTGCTGGTGCTGGTGGATTTCCTGCATGGCTAAATCCAGGCACTACTGATGCTGCTTTTCCATCGTTTTATGCTATGAGAGAAGCAGCAAATGCTGGTGTAGTTTTTGTTGCTGCTGCTGGTAATGATGGAATGTATCGTGCTACTGATAATGATCCTAATTTCTGGAATGCACTTACATGGAACGCTACTACCCAAGGTTGTAATACTGAAGCTGAGAATTGTGGATATACTAACCGTGGTGGTTGGCCATGTTCACATAATTTTAGGTTAAATATAACAAATCCTAGTGGATATGCTACTGATAATTTCCAAGAAATTTTTGTAATTGGTGCAATGGATGACCAATTATTAGGTGATATGAGAAAGAGTACATCAAGTGATGCTTTATTAAAAGATACAGGAACTAGAAATACTTATGCAGATAGTTGTGAAATAACTTCTAATAATTTAGCGTTTAACTGTGATGTTCTTAGTCCATTTGGTTCATCATCTGGTCAACATGGAGACGATAGATCATATTCAAATGTTGGACCATTAGTCGATTTCTATGCACCTGCGGATTCTACTTTAGCTGCTACATCTTATGATAATGCTAATACTTTCTTTTATAGTAGAGGTCATGGACCTATACCACAACATCCATCAACAAGAACTCATCCTGGTGGTGGATCATATAAGTTTAGAGATAAGTATTTTAATGGAACTTCTGCTGCTGCACCTGTTGCTGCTGGATTATTGGCGTGTATTCTACAACAAAATAGAGGTTGGTTGCCTAATGTATTGAAGGCAAGTGTTAAAAATGGTATTTCAAATGCAACTAACTGGTATAAAGGATTTGCTCCTAATGGTGCTTTTGATCTTAAATGGTTGAGTCAATATGATACTAAAGGAGAAGATGTTAAAGTAATTAAAGAATGGTCTAGTATAAAAACAACACCAAATCCTAGTTATGAAACAACTAGTGGTATATCACCATCAAGACCAAATTTAAATGAAAGATTTAGTATTACTACAAGTGGTACTTCTGTGACGGTTAAAATTGTATCAATAAGAGAATTTTCTTCATCTGATGCTGGTTCCCCTAGTGAATTAAGAATTGCTAATGGGTGGTATCCTGTTCAAATCGTTAGTACTAGTACCAGTTCATCAACCTTGGCTAATTATAAGATGAGAATTAAATCTGGAAGTAATGATCAGGTTCTTGAGATTAGTAGTGATGGTGGATCATTTTGGAGTGGATTTAATATATCTACTGTAAATGGTAATTTTCAGACAGATGGTAGTGGTAGATTTTGGTATTATTTAAATGTTGATGATAGCGTAGGATTACCTCAACAACCCTCTAATCCAACTTATGTTATAAATCTTTCTCCTAGTACCAATGTTAATGAAGGTAGTACTCTTGTTACTACTATTACTACTACAGACGTTGCTAATGGAACTACTTTATATTGGAGATTAGATGGAACTGGTATAACATCTTCTGATTTCTCATCAGGTTCATTAACTGGATCTGGATCTGTTAATAGTCAAGGATCATTCCAGTTTAGTCATACTCTTGCTAATGATTTAACTACGGAAGGAATAGAAACTCTTAATGTAAAATTATTTACTGATGCTGCAAGACAAATACAGGTTGCTAGTACCTCTATTCAAATTAATGATACATCTGTTGCTCAGGCATATGCAATATCCCCTTCAAAAACTACTCCAAATGAAGGAGAATCTTTTACATATGGTATTGGAACATCAGGTGTTGTTAATGGTACTACTTTATATTGGGAAATAACTGGAAGTGGTATGTCCTCTGCTGATTTTACTCCTTCTTCTTTAACTGGTAGTGTAACAATTAATAATAATTCTGCTGCTGTTAGTAAAACTATTATAGAAGATTCAGTCACAGAAGGTAATGAGAGAATAAATTTTAAATTATATACTGATTCTGGTAGAACAAATGAGGTTGCTAGTAATAATTCTGTAGTTATTCAAGATACATCAACAGCTCCTACTACACCTACCTATAATATCACTCCTTCAAATACTACTCTGGATGAAGGTGATTTCTTCACAATAACAGTAACAACAACTAATGTATCACCAGGAACTACTCTTTATTGGAAAATAAATGAAGAAACTGGAAATATAAGCACATCTGATATTGTTGGTGGAACATTAGATGGATCTGCATCTGTTAATTCACAAGGAACTTTTCTTTTCAGTAAAACTCTTGCAGATGATCTAACAACTGAGGGTGAAGAAAAATTTACAGTTAAATTATATACTGATGCTACTTTTAATCTTTTGGTTGCAAGTACTCCAGATATTACAATCAATGATACTTCTCAATCTAAAACTTATAGTCTTTCCGCAAGTAGTACAACTATAAATGAAGGTTCTACTGTTACTACAACAGTAACAACTACTAATGTTTCTAGTGGAACAGCTTTATATTGGGAACTATCAGGAACTGGTATAACATCTTCTGATTTCTCTTCAGGATCATTAACTGGATCTGGATCTGTTAATGCACAAGGAACTTTTAATTTTAGTCATACTCTTGATAATGATGTAACACTTGAAGGAAGTGAAACTATTGCTGTTAGATTATATACTGATTCTGGAAGAACATCTCAGGTTGGTAATACACTTAGTATTGTTGTTAATGATACTTCTATACCTCAAGCAACATATAGTATAAGTCCTAATCCAACATCTGTAAATGAAGGTTCTTCATTCACAACTACAGTTACTACAAGTAATGTTGCTAATGGAACTACTTTATATTGGGCACTAGAAGGTACTAATATTGATGGTAATGATTTTTCTACAGGAGCATTAACTGGATCTGGATCTATATCTAATAATACATTTAACTTTACTCATACTCTTTCTAGTGATGCAACAACTGAAGGAACAGAAACTTGTTTAGTTAAATTATATGTAGATTCTGCAAGAACAGTTAAGGTTGCTGAGGCTAGTGTAACTATAAATGATACATCTCAAACTCCTTCAACACCTACTTATGTTATATCTCCATCCAATACTTCAATAAATGAAGGAGAAACCTTTACAACTACAGTTACTACAAGTAATGTTGCTGATGGAACTACTTTATATTGGCAATTAGATCAGCATACTGGAACTATAAATGCTGGTGATTTTTCTTCAGGTGCTTTGAATGGTTCTGGTACGACATCAAGTAGTCAATTTAATTTCCAACATACTGTTGCTGCTGATACAACAACAGAAGGAGAAGAAAAGTTTGCGATTCAATTAGCTACTGATGCTGGTTTTAATAATATTGTAGCAACTTCATCATTAATTACAATTAATGATACTTCAACTGATTCTGCTACTCCTACATATGCACTTTCTTCAAATTTAGATCCAGTTAATGAAGGACAATTCCTTGCTATTACAGTAACAACTACTAATGTTGCATCAAATACAACTTTATATTGGCAATTTAGTGGTACAAATATAACTGCATCTGATTTTAATGAAGGAACTTTAGAAAGTAATATCGTTACTGATGCTACTGGTTCTAAGGCATTTGGTACTACTCTTAGAAATGATATTCTAACAGAAGGATCAGAAACTATGTTGGTTAAGTTATTTACTGATTCTGGAAGAACAACTCAGGTTGGTAATACACTTAGCATTACTATTAATGATACATCAACATCTCAAGCACCAACCTATAGTATATCTCCAAGTGTAACTCAGTTGAATGAGGGGCAATCATTTACAACAACAGTAACAACAACTAATATTAATGATGGAACTACTTTATATTGGGTAGTTGAATCTCATACTGGAACTATAAATGCTGGTGATTTTTCTTCAGGTGCATTAAGTGGATCTGGATCTATTTCTAGTGGTGGTTTTGCTTTCTCACACACTATTGCGGAGGATGCTACAACAGAAGGAACAGAGAAAATTTTAATTAAATTATATACTGATTCTGGTCTTACTAATAATGTAGCAAATACCTCAGTAATTACAATATTTGATACCTCAACAACTTCTAATCCAGTTTATGTTTTATCAACACCAGAATCTATTATTAAGGAAGGTGATACATTTACAACAACAGTAACAACAACTAATGTTGTAGATTCTACTGATCTTTGGTGGAAATTGGAAGGTATTAATTCAAGTGATTTAACAACTGGATCTATTGAAGGACAAGGTACTGTTATTTCTAATACGTTTAGTTTCTCTCATGCTCTTGCAAAGGATATGGCTGAAGAGGGTACAGAAATTATTCAGATAAAATTATACAGTGATTCTGCTAGAAATAATCAAGTTGGTAATACTCTTGGAGTTAGTGTTAAGGATACATCTCAACCAGGATTTAATGTTGACGTAACAGCACCTAACAATAATGAATATATATTAATAGGAAATGATACAGACGGGACTATCTAGGAATAATGCCAAGTAATCCAGAAGTAAGAATTAAAGAAGGTGAGAGAATTAATTTTCATGTAGAAGCAACGGGTCATCCGTTCTACATTAAAACGACAGATACCACAGGAAGTGGAGATTTAGTTAATGGTGTAATTAATAATGGAGCAACTGATGGTACGGTTAACTGGACACCATCACTTGGAGCTGCAGGAACTTATTATTATAAGTGTGGTAATCATGCTGCGATGGGTGGAACCATTACTGTATTAAGTGTTGCACCATTACCAGGATATAATATTGATGTAACAGCACCTAATAATAGTGGATATAGTCTTTCAGGAACAGATAGAAATGGTTCAGTAAATGGTAATGATGTAGATGTAACTATTAGGGAAGGAGATAGAGTTAATTTTTTAGTAGATGCTTCAGGGCATCCATTTTATATTAAAACTGATCCTATTACTGGAACTTCTAATCAAATAGCAGGTGTTAGTGGTCAAGGATCTGAAACACAAACAGTTACTTGGATCGCTCCTGTAGGGTCATCAGGAACTTATTATTATCAGTGTGGTAATCATGCTGCGATGAGTGGAAAACTTATCGTAGAATCATCAAGTGGTAGTACTAATCCTGGTAATAGTAATAAAGTATCTAATGGTGGTCCTCTTACAGAACATCAGAGTGGACCATATTTTGATGTTCAGAAAGCAGGTCCTTATTTTACAGGTAGTGTTCCTATTAAATGGAGCAAGATGAGACAATATTTTAAAGAAATATATCCTGTTAATAATGCGGTTCCTGTTTCTGCATCAGAGATGAAAAGGAATACTAATCCTGATGAATTAGAACCTATTGTTCCAAATTCTACTGAGAATGAACAAATAGCAGCTACTACTGAATTTAATTGGAAAGCATCTCAAATGAGAGGTTCAATTAAGAGATATTATGCAGATCAAAGATCTAATGCCACAGAATTGAGTATGGCTAGATTTACTGGTGGTAATGGTATTGATTGGTCAAATGGTGGAATAAGTGGAGTAGATAGTACTAATGATTCATATGGAAATATAACAAGAAATGTTCAGAAAATTACATTTCTGGATATGATTAGTGGAAGTGGTGATACTGGTAATAATGGTGTAACAGGTGGTGGTGGAGTAGGTGATGATAAAGTCGCTGCTGCTAGATTAACACCAAGTAATCCTATACCTGCAAATAATTTTAGGATTCAAGTTGATGGTGAGATTTATGGATCTGCTGGTAGAGAAGCATTATTTCAGTATTCTGTTCAAACAGATAAAACTAAGAGTGATCCAGGTAAAGATGGTGGTACTGCGTTAAAGATAGTTCATACAGGAAATACTACTCAAGTATATGTTGGTAATAATGCCAAGATTTATGGTGGTGGAGGTGGTGGAGAGCAGGGTGCAATGGGATATATTCATCCTGATGGATTGGATGCAATGAAAGGTATATGTGATAAACAATATGATGCTAATCCAGTTTGTGGTGACACTCCAACTTGTAATAGTGGAGATACTTTAATAGCACAGGCAAGTGGTGGATGTTGTAGGTATGGTCCTGATTGTATTGATAGTTGGCTTGGAACTTGGTGTACTACTGTTTGTAAGGCAAATTGGCAAACTGGAACTTGTTTAAATTCAGTTCCTTCTGAGAATCCAATCCAAGGTAAAGGTGGAATGGGCGGCTGGGGTGCTGGATATGGATACACACAATCGGTTGGTGGTGGACCTCAAAATGCAAAAGTTGGAGAAGATGGCACTGAAGGTGGTTGCCCAACTTGTTTACCTGGTGCTGACCTTAGAGTAGATACTGGACTTTGTTCTACTGATGGTGGTAAAGGTGGAGATGGTGGTGATTATGGTCAACCAGGAGAATCAACTACTGGTATAGATGGTGATGGTGGTAAAGCTGGTGCAGCTATTTGTGGAGCTCCATTTGTACTTGGTGGTAATATTAGTAATAGTTCAATAAAAGGAAGATATGATGGACCTTGTGAAGGTTCAGGTTCTACACCAGCACCAAATCCTAATGCACCTACAGTAACAATCGGGGCTCCTTACTATGTAAGATTTAAGGAAAATCCTGTTAGTCATTTAATGGTTAGTGGTTCAGGTAATTGTCTCTTTAGGGTGAAGCATAGTTGGACTGATAAAGCTGATCAAGGATATGCTTTGGATAGTATGTCATTTGGTGGATTTGCTCAAACTTTTGCTGCTGGTAGAGCATACTGGGGTAGATCTTATGATAATCCAATATCATATGCTATGGATGTTGCTTGGTCTCCGTTTATGAGAGAATATGCAGTATTCCCTGCATCTTCAAATGCAGGAACTCCAACTGATTGTTTACCAAATCAAGCTCAAACCGCAGTTTATAGATTTAATGTTACTGGTGGTACTAATGCTTATACATTTAAAGCACAGGCAGATAATAATGCAAAATTCTCTATAAAGGGACCTACTTTCCCTGGAGGATTTCCATTAGGTGAAGTAGAAACATTTAGTAATCCTACTTCTGATTATATAAGGGTAGAAAACTTTACGTTGGCTGCAGGACAATATGATTTAACTGTAACGATAACAAACTCTTCCTTCCCTGCAGGACAAGAACCAGAACCAGGTGCTAATAATAATTGGTATTATAATCCAGGTGGTGTTGCTTTCTGGTTACAAGGTCCTGGTGATACTGATGAAGCAGATGAGTTTTCCGAGAGAGATTGGACAGTTTGCTCATTAGATTTCACTAAAATACAAGAAGATGGTGTGTTTATGAGTGATGTTATCTCTTTACCTGAAGGGGAATATCCTATTACATGGACTGGTTTAAATGCTGCTAATGGCACTACCTATCCAAATCCAAATCAATTATCAAATAATACTAAAAAGATTATATTATTTGATAGTGATGGTACTGATGCTAACCAGACTTTTGAGTTATGGCATCCAACTTTAGATGTACCTTATACAGCTGCTGCTATGACTTGGGATGTTAGTGGTCAAGTTACTAGAATATTTGGATCATCTAATCCTAACGATCCAACATTCTCTTTACCTGCTAGTTCTGCTGGTACTACTACAATGAGTCCAGAGAGAACAACAACTTATACTGTAAATGCAACTGGTCCTGGTGGTACAAATAGTGCAAACTGTACGATTAAGTAAAGAATAATTCAACACCAATAGGTTTACCAAAACTATAATCATATTCTAAAGCATCTGCACAAACATAATGTGGGTGATCTATTGATACGTCTAGACGTTCACATATTTCCTTATGATTATCTTCCATTAATTCTACGCAATAAAGCATATTATCTATTACGTGATCGAGATTATGATACTTAACTAATTCATCTCTTAACTCAACTAGAAAGTTGCCAGAACCTGCAGAGTTATCTAAAAACTTTGACTCTGGGTTCTTTCTAGTTTCTAATGGTATTCTTTCTATCATTTCTCTACAGATCTCAGGAGGTGTAAAGACTTCTTGAGTTTCTGCTATTCTTTCATCAGATCTTTCTATACTAGATCCTGTTTCTTGATTGTGTTTATTCTTTGCCATTAGTGTATGTAAGTGGAGATAATATATTTTTTATATTTGAGGGGTGGACATCCACGATGTATGAAATTCCATACGGCAGGAAACATAACTAGCTTTCCCACAGTTGGAGTAACTGATGTTCCATCTGCAAATTCTGTATGACCACCACCATCATTTGTTAAATCATTTAGATAGTATAGCATAGCAAACATTCTAGGATAATCTTCTTGGGTATTATCATTATGCCAATTAAAATATCCACCTGGTTCGTAACTTTTTACATTATAACCAGCATCTTTAAACTTACAACTTCCAAATGGAGTTGGTACTGGATCTAGTTGATTAAAACCTTTATAACAATGATCGAGATAGTTTTGTATATTTTCTGAAACATTTTTTGAAAGTATGTTATCAATATCTTTCCATTCTTTAAAGGGACTAATAAAAAGATCTTCAGAATCTTTTAGAGTTTTATCAACAACTAATTGACCTCTTCTTAGTATATGACCTGCTTGTTTTCTATCATCCTTTTCAAATCTATCAATAATTTCTTTACATAGATCTTCTGGTAAAGCATTGTTGTTAGTATAGATGTAATGTTCAAACTTTATCATACGCCTCCATATATGCCTTGATTATTTTATTTTTACCACAGTGACCTCTACCATTAGTATCTGCTTTAGCAACTTTCCGTAAAGTTGGTTCGAGATTTACCAATCTCTCTACAATTTCTGGTTTTGCTTTAAGCCAGAAATGACCTTTAGCATACGTTACAAATTTATTTTTATCAGTTAAAACTTTACCAGATGGGCCATCACCATATTCTCCAATAAAAACATCTGCGTCAAATCTGTCTTCATATTTTAAGAATTGGAAATCAGGATGTGTTCTATGCACTGGAATTAATTTTCTATTATAATTTCTTACTTCCCACTCTTGAACACACGCATCAATTCCAGTAGGAAAACATTTAGGATCAACATCTTCACTAGATTTACAATGTAGATCGAGATTTACCAAATTCATATTGGCATCACCTTTAAGTGATCTTGGTAAAACTAAGAGGATCTGTCCATTTTCACCTACTTTCTCTCCTGATTTATTCAAGAAACTAACTGCTAGTTTACCACCTTTACCATAAGGAGGATTGCCAATGATTGCATCAAATTTCATATTTCTTCCTTTGAATTGATTTTGGGTGATGTGAGTTATATATTCTGGATTATCAATAAACTCATCTCTAGCAAAATATTTGTATGCTTGATCCGTAAAGAGATTGGTGAATCCCATTTTGGTTATCAAATAATTGCAAAAGTGTCCATGAGCATCTTGTGGAATGTATATTCTAGCATCTTTTGATAAATCTTTCAACCTTTCGCATAGATCAAATATTACTTCACGATCAGGGATTCTGTGCATATCATCCTTTCTTTTCTTTGAGTTCTTCTTAGTAACTAATGGAGAGAATCCTGTATCTTTTTGATAGGTTTTATAATACTCATTCATTCTCTTTACCAATTCACCAATATTATGAACTGCTTGAGACCAATTATTCTCTAAAGGATTTACTCTTAGTTCTGGTGAACCACCAAAAGGATTTGTTTTACTCCATCCAATCTTTCTCATTTCTTCACGAATATCATGGTCACTAAGATCAGGATGTACTTCCCATTTAGCAAGTAGATTAACACTCTCTGGACATTTAGAATAATCTCCATCAGTGAATCGAACTAAATTATCTCCTACTGTTCTTTCAGTTAAAGTTTCACCAATATACAAAGGTAAACCAAATTTAGTATAATCTGGGTCACCAAGATCATGCAATTTCATCATTGATGGAAATTGATGGCAGTAAATTGTATTTGTTTTTTCGGGAACTTCTTCTTGCTCTTTAAAGAAAGGATCAACCTGATCTTGTATAGCAGCGACTAGTCCGTTAGTCATTGGATTAATTAATTATGAGACTACTATAACGGATTTGATGGGAGGTTTCGCCATACCTAGTCCACTTTGTAAACTGGGTTAACATTCTGGAATTTATACATACCTTTGTATGGATTGTACGAGAAGCTTTATAATTTCTTTAAGAACCAATGGGCGAACTGGCACATAAACCCCGAAAGGGGGTTTTTTAATGCTATAATATATTCATATTAAAGTTTAACGATGCCATTACGTCCACACCAATTTGATGCTCTGGATGCTATGGCAAACCATTATAAGGGGCAAATCATCGTTCCTACAGGCGGTGGTAAAACCATGTGTATGATAGAAGATGCCATTAGAAGATATGATGGTGTTACTTATCCTACTATTGTTGTAGTTGCTCCACGCATCCTGTTAGCAGAGCAATTATCATCTGAGTTCTTGGAAGTGATTGAGAATGTTTCTGTGATGCACGTACACAGTGGAGAGACTTCACACTTCAGCACAACTAAAGCAGATATGATTGAGAAGTGGGTGAGATCTTGTAAGGGTAATAAGATAATCTTCACAACATATCATTCACTTCATAGATTGGTAGAGGCAGACATTGTTGTAGATACAATATACTTTGATGAGGCACATAACGCAATACAAAAGAACTTTATTGAGTCTGTAGATCATTATTCTCTACCATTCAATGCTCTACGTTCTTATTTCTTTACTGCAACACCTAAACATTCAAGAACACCATTTAAAGTTGGTATGAATAATACTGATATATTTGGTAATGTAATTGTGAATGTACCAGCACCTAAGTTAGTGGATCAGGGTTATATTCTCCCACCTAAAGTTGAGGTATATAAAACCAGATTGCTTCAAAAAGATGAGATATATGCTGAAGTTGAATCAGAGAATATTCTCAGTGCTATTGATAACTTGAGTGTGGATAAGGTTCTTATATGTGCCAAATCTACTAAGCAGATTGTTAGTTTAATATCTCAAACTGATTTTTGCTGTAAGTTAAAGGAGAGAGGATATAATTGGATGTATATCACTGCTAAAACAGGTGCTATAATCAATGGTAAAAAGGTGGGTAGAGAGGAGTTTTTTAATACATTGAACGGATGGGGTAGAGATGATACAAGGTTTATTGTACTCCATCACAGCATCCTTTCAGAAGGTATTAATGTTGCAGGTCTTGAGGCAGCATTGTTTATGAGAAATATGGATTATATTAGCATCAGTCAAACGATTGGTAGAGTGATCCGATTAGGAAAGTGTCACAAGACTCACGGAAAGGTATGTATTCCTGTGTATAATAATGTTGGGATTAGCACCGCAAGAAAGGTTGAGGCAGTAGTTGATACTGTGTTCAATAAGGGTGAACCTGCAATTTCTGTTATTACACGATGATTAATTTCAAAACCTTTCAGTTGGATAGATTATCCAAACTTCTATATGCAATTAGAGGTTATACTGATAACAATTTAAGATTTCCAAAAGCAGGTGAAATGGTTGAGAAAGCACTTGCTGAATATAGTAATGGTTTACTTGAAAGGGTAAATTTACCTGGTATTGATTTAGTAACTAAGGATAAAGTATCCTATGAATCAAAGGTAACACAGTTTAAGAATAAATCAGGTACAGCGATTAGAGGTTTAATAATTAAAAATAGGAGAGCAGCAAAAGAGTATGAGGATAAACTTGCTGATTACTTTATAGTTTCTGATGTAAAGAGTGGTAAGGCATGTTGCATATCCTCAGATAAATTATATAATTTTAAGGATACTGGAGCAGTATATACAGCATCAGCTGATCCTGAACCAGAAGATTTCTTTTTAATTGGTTATAATCAATTAAATGAATCAAGAGATTACTTTGAGGAATCTGAAGATTATGATTTACAATTCATTAGATCAATATGAGTAAAGTTGTATTAGTTACTGGTGGATTTGATCCATTACACAGTGGGCATATTGCTTACTTTAAGGCAGCAAAGGAATTTGGTGATACATTATGTGTTGCTGTAAATTCTGACGATTGGTTAAGAAGAAAAAAAGGAAAACCTTTTATGAATATAGATGAAAGGGTGTCAGTTCTTAAGGAGTTAAAGACTCCTGATATTGTTATTGAATTTAATGATAAAGATGATAGTGCTTGTGATGCAATTGAGATGGCATTACAAGTATATGAGGAAGTGGTCTTTGCAAATGGAGGAGATCGTGGTAGAATGAATACTCCAGAATATATTAAATACAAAGATGATCCTAGAGTTATATTTGAATTTGGTGTTGGTGGTGCTAATAAGATGAATAGTAGTTCAAAACTTTTGGAGGAGTGGAATACTAAATGAAGATAGCAATTCTTGGTGCTGGTAATGCAGGGTGTATATCTGCATTACATTTTCAACATTATGGTAGAGCTAATGGAATTGAGATAGAAATATATCATAGTCCTGTTGAGCATCCAATGGAAAAGGTTGGACAAGGTACAACATTAGCACCCTTATTGTATTTTGAGTCAATTCTAGGGACTAATTGGTATGATAATAATATTGGTGCAACATTCAAAAGTGGTATATTATATGAAGGGTGGGGTAAGAAGAATGATAAGATATTTCATCCATTTACTAAAGATGGAATGTCTATGCACTATGTTCCAAGTTTACTATCCAAGGCAGTATTAGAATCAGGTGTTTTTAATGTTACTGAGAAAACTATTAATGATGCTGAAAGTGAAGTAGATGCTGATTGGATTATTGATTGTAGGGGTAAAGATAAGAGTGGTAAAATTGAATATCTACCATTAAAGAATCCTTTAAACTCTGCACTTCTTTATAGAAAGGAAGGTAGAGATCCCGATTTACACTATACAAGAACTGTTGCTACTCCTAATGGGTGGGCATTTGTTATTCCTAATCAGGATAGTGTATCCTATGGTTATTTGTATAATGATACAATAACATCGACACAGGTAGCAAGAGAAGATTTCTTAGAAAGATTTAATCTTCCTGAGACTGATGGTTCTAATTTAAAATTTGATAATTACGTTGCAAAAGAAGTTTGTATTGGTGATAGAACTATTCTTAATGGTAATAGATGTGCATTTTTAGAACCATTAGAAGCTACATCTACTGCATTTTATCAGAAAGTATGTCAAGTTGCTTGGGATTATATTAATCAAATAGATAGTATTGATGGAAATAGTGACTATGGGCATAAACATAAACCTTTGTTACCTACAAGAGCAGATAAAGAATATATGAATGACCATATTCATGGTGCAATGCAACAGATTGAAACATTTGTACTATGGCATTATCAGTATGGTTCTAAGTTTGATACTCCTTTCTGGGAATATGCAAAGTCTATTCCATTTACAATGGATAGATACTTTGAGAATGTATATAAGGCAGCAAAGAAATATGATTGGCATGATGGATGTTTAATTATTAATGCTGGTGAAGAGGCGAAATATTACTTTTATTCACAATGGCATCTAAATTCTTTTAAATGTTGGGTTGATGGGGTAGAATAATATTATGAGAGATACTATTTTATTTGGCGATTGTCGTGAAACTCTTAAAGAGTTTGATGAGAAAGCAAGGATGTGTGTTACATCTCCACCTTACTATGGTCTAAGAGATTATGGTGGTGAAGATTCACAAATAGGTTTGGAACAAACTCCAGAAGAGTTTATTAATGAGCTAGTTAAAGTATTCAAGGAGGTGAAAAATGTGCTCACAGATGATGGAACTTGTTGGGTTAATCTTGGCGATAGTTACTATAATTACCGACCTGGAAGGGGACAAGGATTGGCAAAACAAACAGTCTCGCATACTAAACAAGACCTACCAGATGTGTGTCCTCGTAGAGCGAATAGAATCGGAGGACTCAAAGAGAAAGACCTCATCGGAATCCCTTGGATGTTCGCCTTCGCAATGCGAGCAGATGGATGGCATTTAAGACAGGATATTATATGGCATAAACCTAATCCAATGCCTGAGAGTGTGAAGGATAGATGCACTAAGGCACATGAATATATCTTTTTGTTCAGTAAGAATAAGAAATATTTCTATGATAATGAAGCAATAAAAGAACCAGCAAAAGATTGGGGAACCAGAGATAGAAGTAAAGGTAAGTACACAAGTACAAATGAGTATGGACAAACTCCACACTCAGGATTAACTAAGAGTTATGAGAAGAAAAATAAGAGATCAGTATGGACTGTAACTAAGAAACCATATAAGGGAGCTCACTTTGCAACATATCCACCCGATCTGATTGAACCCTGTATCCTTGCAGGAAGCGAGAAAGGAGATATTGTGTTAGATCCATTTATGGGTAGTGGAAC